GGATATTGATGGAAAGAAAGGAATTGTAACCGGCTATTTTGCTGCCTTTGACAATGTGGATGCTGATGGAGATATCATCCGGAAAGGAGCCTTTGAGAAAACGATAAAAGATAACGGCCCAAAGAGTGCAACTCCCAGAATAAAGCACTTAATGAATCATGATACCTCCTCTCCCCTGGGAGTAATCACTGAACTTAAAGAAGATACTAAAGGCCTGTACTATGAGAGTAAGTTAGGAACTCATGAACTCGGGAGAGACTTTGTGAAAATGGTTGAGAGTGGCTTGATCACTGAGCACTCTATTGGATATCGTATCATAAAAAGGAATCAATTACAGGATTATGAGGGGTATCAGAAAGATCCTGAAAGTGGTTGGTTTGAACTCAAGGAGCTGAAACTCTGGGAGGGATCTTCACTCACTGCCTGGGGTGCAAATATGTACACTCCACTCACAGGGATGAAAGCTGAGATCAAGATCCAGAACATAAACAACCGGATAGATTTGCTCTGTAAAGCCTTGAGAAAAGGTGAATTAACAGAGGAAACCTATGAGATGCTGGAAATAGAATTGCAACAATTAAAACAATTTCATATAAATTTGCTCAAAGATTCTCAGCAAGCCTCTCAGGCCGCAAATACAATTGCATCTGATTCGGTAGAGATGATTGATAATATTGATTTAATTATTATTGATTCATTCATTAAAACTTTACCGAATAATGGAAAACGAAAACAAATCTCTCCAAACTAAACTGGATGAGTTAAGAGATGCTCTGGAGAGCTCCCTCACTAAGTCTCAGAAAGCCGAAATTCAATCACAACTTAAGGCTGTTTCTGATGAGATCAAAGAAATGAAAGCAAATGCAGGGAAACCTGATCAGGCCACAACCGATCTCATAAAATCCCTCCAAGATCAGGTGAAAGAGCTCAAAGATGCCGCTGATAAAAATCAGCCGGTTATTGATGCTGCTGTAATAAACAAAGATAAAAAGCCAGCATCCTCTGAGCCCTGGACCTTTGAGAAAGCAATTGGAGAGGCTCTGCTGGAGAATGAGGATAAGATCAAAAAGTTTGAACGCAAAGAAATTAAGAATTTCTCTATTGATTTGAAAACGGTTGGGGATATGACTATTGCCAACGTAACAGGAGGATCCCGTTACGGTCAGCAATTCGCTCCATCAATTATCCAAAGGCCATATCGAAAAACTCACGTCAGGGATTTACTTACAATCTCCCCTGCCGGTCCTGGTAATTCTTTCACCTTCATGAAAGAGAACGGAGCTGGAGAGGGTGCAATTGCGCCCACTGCTGAAACCTCCACAAAGCCTCAGATTGATAAAGATCTGATTGAGGCAACCGTGAACTTTGAAGTTATTGCCGGTTGGTTGAGGATCTCTCGTAAGATGCTGAATAATGTTCCAAATATGGTAGCTTTCCTCCAACAAAGACTCCCTGAGGATCTTTTGAGGATTGAAGATCAGCAACTCCTTTATGGAACAGGCGTAACTCCTGAAATAAAAGGGATAGGAACAGCCGGAAACTTTACAGCAGCAACATCAGGCTCTACTCAGATTGAGATTGCCTTGATTGATGCCCTGGCTCTCCTGGAGGACGTTAATGAAAGATATGCAACCGGAATCGTTATCAGGCCCTCAACTTACTACAACTTCTTTAAGAATGTAGCTGCTGGAGGTTCTGAGGAGTTCGATTTACCACGTAACTATATTTTTGACAGGGATAACCAAATCCTCCGTATCTCCGGAGTTCCTGTTATTCCAACTACAGCGGTAACAAGAGGAGATTATTTCGTTGGAGATTTCCAACAGGGAGCTCAAATCATGATGCAAGAGGCAATGAGATTGGAGTTCTTTGAACAGGACGGAACCAACGTAAGGGAAAATAAAATCACTGTTCGTATTGAGGAAATATTGGCCTTCCCTGTTTATGGAAGTGATTATTTCATCAAGGGTTCAGATGCAACTGATTCTTAATTGATTTAAGATCCCTCTGTAAAAGGAGGGATCTTTTTTATCATGAAAAAGTTAGTTGATCATATTCCCAAAATGCAGAGGGAATCACTCCCAAAGCAAACTCAATTCCCAAAAAAGAAAAAAAGGAGGAGGGATGTTCCTAAGCGAATCATACCAACCGATTTACAATCAACTTAAAGGAGAGCCTGTTGATATCTCGGAATTTTCCGGAGTTATTACTGAGCCTGTAACTCTCCAGGAGATGAAAAACTTTATGAGGCTGGAGGGATTTGAATCAGACAACTCATCCGGAGAGATGCCCTTTACCTCAGACGATACAGAGATTGAGGAGCAGATCACAGCCTCCAGGCAAAGATTTGAAAAGTGGAGTGGACGTTCTGTTGTGAGACACAGATGGAAACAAATAATAACTAATCAGGTGGGAGATATTGAGCTCCCTTACAGTAATAATCACACAATAGTCTCTTTACACAATTGCTCAGGAGATGAGATTGTGGCAGATGGATATAAGATAAGAGATCATGAGTTTTTATTCCTTGAGTCTCCATTCTTTGATAACATGACTGTTGTTTATGATGCCGGACCTGAACCTGATGAGGTTCCTAAACTAATTAAGAAAGCCATCATGAGAGATGTGCTATTCTACTATGAAAATAGAAATGATGGGGATGATAAGGAGAATAAATCTTTTGAGTGTGCAAAGTACTATAAAAGAGTTTCGACATGGTTGGCTTAAGGAAACAGATAAAGATTGTGGATGTGAGTCCATTCCAGGACGGTAACGGCTTTATGAAAGCTAACGAAATTGTGTTGTTTTTCGGGTGGGCTGAGATCTCAGCAACATCATCTTTAAGATCTTTTTTTATTGGGCAAGATTCTCTCAGCCATACAAAGACTTTCAGGATAAGAAATCATCAGGGGATAGCCGCAACCGTTAACACTCGGATTATCTATGATGGAAAACAGTACACAGTAAATTCAATAGAGAAAGAAAAAGAGAAAGGGTTTTATTACATCATCAGGGCCTCAGCTAAAACGGATAATTAATGATTAAGATCCAAACACAGGGGTTTGCTGAGTTAATCAGAAAGCTGGAAAAGGCCGGAGATAATGTAGTTGATGAGATTGATGCAGAGTTTGAGAGTGTGGCAAAAGAATTTGTTCAGAGAGCTGATAGAGATGCTCCAAAAGATACGGGGTTTTTAGCTGGAGCAATAACCTACAGGAGGTTAAAAGAGATGGCCTTTGAGATAACATCAGGCTCTAAATATGCCGGTTATCTGGAGTTTGGAACTAAGAAAGGTTATGTACCTATCCCAGGATTTGAGGATGTGGCTGCTGGAATAAAAGGAAAGGGAGAGGGAACAATGGCAGATTTTAAAGATAATATCAGGGAGTACATCCGTAGAACAAAGCCGTCAATTACGAATAGGAGAACAGGAAAGCCTATGACAGAAAATGAGACAGTTAATTTTATTGTTTTTGCTATTCTCAGGAATGGGATAAAGGCTCAACCATATTTCTTTAAGCAGATGAAACAGGCTGAGGCAGATCTGGAAAAGAATTTAAAAAACATAGGAGATCACATTTTTAGTAAATGAATAGTTATATCACACAATTACTCTCAGCTTATTTTAATATCCTTAGTGGGAATATAATCTCAGAGGGAAATCCTGTGAATGTTTATATTAATGGAGTGGATGCAACAGAAACACGAAACTACATCCAGCTAAGAGCAGAGAGTGAGTTTAATGATAGCAACAAATCAAAGTTTGTGACTGAGCCGGTTGTGGTTGCTGATATTTGTACGTTTCATGATGGCTCAATTGATGCCTCTGTTGTGGAGGAGATAGATAATAGAATGAGAGAGCTGATGTTTCCAAACAGGCAGGGGCAAATAATTCAGACCGCTGATTATGAGATCTTGAATATCAAAATAGAAAACAGTACTTATTTAGATGGATATAACGGAGCCAAACATGAACATAGAAAGATAACAAGATTTAATAACAGAATAATCCAAAATTAAAAACAATGCCAATTAATGAAATTCAAGGGGTTGATGTAAAATTCCAGGTCAGAGTACTGGATGGATCAGATCCCACATGGAAAGAGATTGTATGTGATATTGATGATCAAGCTGAGATGGATAATGAAGTTTCAGAGGTTGATACTAAATGCGGAACAGTAACCGGAGTCAAGGAAATGAAAGGATCTTACTCAGGTAACGCTGTTTCAAATGCGGCTCCAACATCATCTGAGGCCTCTTATCAGGATGTGATTGCATGGCAGAAAGCTAAAACACTGCTGGAGTTTAAGTATTTCAATGAGGCCTCAGGTTCAATTGGAGTCGGAGAGGCTTTATTCCAGACCGGATCAGGACGGTTCACCAACTCAGTGTTAACAGCAGCAACAGGAGAAACAATGCAATTCTCATGGACTTTCTCCCCAACTGGAGAAATTGACTTAACGCCTAATTCGTAAAAGACTATGCCGGATAAATTAATCACTCTCACAGTAGAGGGTAAACAAGCTGTTTGCAACTTTGGAATAAATTATTTCTATAAGCATTACAAAGAGCTCACAGGAACGGATCTCTTAGTAAATGGGTTGGATGGGATCACAACGGTTAAATTATTTGAGATTATACCAGCTCTTTATTGCGCTGCTTATCTTTCTGAATGTTCAAAACATAGAAAAGATCCTGAGATAAAACTGGATGATTTTGCTCATCATATTTTATCTCTTGATGAGGCGGGGGCCGCAAAGATGCTCACTGATTACACCAACTTACTTTCCCCTCCAAAAGAGGGGGAGGAGTAAGGCCAAAGGAGGATCCTTTAACCTGGGATGATGTGAGGAAAATTGCCTTTGGCCGGTTGAGAATATTGCCTCATGATTTTTACTCTATGGATATTGATGATGCTTATTTAATGTATCAGGGATGGGGGGATGGGTTGTTGTATGAGATACAATTGGCTCGGAAAATAACAGGGATCATCTCCGAAGTGGTTAACC